GACCGTCGCGCCGTCCATCGTCACGCCGAAGCCTGCCAGTGCGTCCTTGATGGCTTGCGTGATCGCCCTCGGCACGCCGCGCATCACCGAGGCCGTCTCGCTGTCCTGCGTGTTCGGCTGAATGGGGTTGGCGTAGGTGGTCGGGTCGTTCAGCGTGCGATAGTGCGTCTCCAGCTGACCGAGGATGTTCCAAAGGGTCTGGGTCATCTCGTAGTCCATCGTTCCTTCGTTCAGCTGCTGCATCTGCGAATCGGTGATCACATCCGTCATCCCGCTGTTGCGCAGCGCGTCAATCGCCGCGGCTTCCTTCGCCGGGTCTTGCTGACCGCTCAGCGCGTCGCCCAGCAGCTGCACGAGGTTCCCGACGGCTTCCAGCTTCGCCGTGTCGACCGCGTCCGCGTTGTCCGCCAGATCGGTGATCGACTCGGTGATCGAATCCACGTAGGCCTCGGCCTCTTCGGTGTTCGACTGGTAGATGGCCTTTTGGTCTTTGTCCAGCGCGATCGCGCCGCCCACCATCAGCAGCGGGGCGGCCAACATCAGTGCAGACCCAACACTCGTCGCGCCCGCGCTGACTTCCGGTATGGCCAACGCCGCGTTCGACGCGTTCCACTTCATCGCCGCGGCCTTTATGCCGGAAAACAAACCGCCGCCAGCGCCAGCCGCACCGCCTGCAGCGCTGCCCACAGCCTCGGCCGCGCCGCCGCCGCCGAGCGCGCCCAGCAGGCCCTTGCCCACGGAGAACGTCTTCACAAGGTTGATCTGCGCGATGATGCTTGTCAGCTTCGCAGCCACGGCGGCCAGCTTGGCCGTCAGCCAGATGCCGAAGATCGCGCCGATGCCGGCCTTCACCTTTTCGATGTTGTTTTCATCCATGAACCACGACAGCGCGTCGGTGATCGTCACCATGATGTCGCCCAGCGTCTTCAGTATCGGGTCGTCGCTGCCCTGAAACTCCTTGCCGACGTCGCTCACCGCCTGGATCGCGGTGCGCAGCGCATCCGCGATCTTCTTGAAAAACTCGGTGATGTTATCCTCAAGGTCTTTGATCGCCGCCGCGCGCTCTTCCTCGGTCTCGGCCTTCATGAAGTCGTTCAGCGCGTCCAGGCTCCCGTGCACGTTCACCATGAGATTGAGCGCTGTCGGCGCGAGCTTCTCGCTCAGCGTCATCTTCAGCGCGCGCCACTTCGCTTCGACGCTGGCGATGCTCACGCTCAACTCGTTCAGATTCTGCAATCCCTCGGTGGTTGCGCCGTGACCGCCAGCGTCAGCGTCGAAGGTTGCGAGTCCCTCTTGGATCGCTTCCCAGTCGCGCACAAGGTTCATCGCCTTCAGCGACTTCTTCTCGCCGAAAATTTCCTCCCAGAAGTTATCCGCCAGTCCGCCGCTCTTATCCAACTCGTGGATGCGATCCATAACGGCCATCGCGTAGTCCCACTGGTTCGTGTAGTTGACGTCGGACACGCCCAGCATCTCGGTGATCTTGTCCGTCTTCCCGCCCAGCACGATGCGGCTCACGACGGTCTCAAGGTCTGCGAAGTCCTTCGCAGTCGCTTCTACCGCGCCGGCATACTTCTGGATGGTCTCGGCGTCGGTGCCCCAATAGCCGGCGATGTCCGTGTAGTTGTTCGCCCTTGCAGCCGAATCGCTCACAATGTCCCACAGCTGCTCCACGGCGCTTGCCACCGTGCTGATCATGCCGGTGAAGATGTCCTCGATCGCGCTGCTGATGCTGTCGCCCACGCTGCCGATCGACGCCAGCGAGTCCGCGAAGCTCTTCGTCGCGACGATGCCGGCGTTAGTGGCGTTGCCCACGTTGCGATACTCGCCGCTCAGCCGCTGCAGGTCGCCCTGCATGTTGCCCAGCGTCGCCCGCGCGTAGTTCAGCTGCTGCGCGTACTTCTGCACGACGTCTTCGTTGTCGCCGTAGTCGCGCTTCGCCTCGGCCAGCTGCTTGCGCAGCGTCTCGACCACCTTTTCCTGTTCGGCGATCTGCTTCTTCAGGTTCTCGGCCTTCAGACGGTTCTTCTCCTGAGCCGTGGCGTTTGCGCCCAGCTCGGCGGTCTCGGCCTTCAATTCGCTCCGAAGCGTCTTCAGGTTCCGCTGCGCGGTCTGTAGCGCTGCCGAATACTCTTTCTCGCCTTCAAGCTTTATCTTGGCCTTGATTTCCTTTTCCTTGCCCGCCACGGTCCATCACCTCACAAAAGCCCCATGCGCCGCTGGATCTTCGCGCCCATCAGCCGGGCGTCATACTCCGCGCGCAGTTTGTAGCAGTCCAATATCCACCCGGGCAGCATGTGCCGAGCCTCGGTCACGCTGATCCCCGCGATCAGTCCGTAACCGTAATACTCGCGTACGCGCATGCTGCGCCGGTCTACGCTTTTTTTTCTTCCGCTTCGATCTCGGCCAGATAGCCGTCGTGCACGTTGTCGTCGGCCTCGTTGCCGTCCACCGTCTCCGCGTGCATGCCCTCTTCCAGCGCCGCGCGGATGGCGTCGCCCAGCTCCTTCAGCTTCTCAAGCGGTAGGTGCTTCAGCGCCTTTTCGTCCACCTTCCGGCCGTCGCCGGCGTAGTCGCTGGCACTGTTGGCCAAAATCACGAACATCGTGCGCACCGTGCGCACCTGCTGGCGGCCTTCGCGCAGCAGTGTGAACATCTCCTTCAGGCTGCCGAACGTGTCCTCCACCTGCTCCATCGCGTCCAGGTCGAACCGCAGCTCGTACTCGACGCCGTTAACCGTTGCCTTTGCCATATGCTCCTCCTAAAAAATCGGGGCGGTGTCACCCGCCCCGCCCTGTCGTCAGGAAATGCCAGCCTTGCCGTTCAGCCAGGTGCGCACCGACGCCTCGGTGGTGCCGGTGTTCGTCTGGTAGAACTCCACCGCGCCGCTCGAAGACGTGGTCACGCCCAGAATCTCGCCGGTCAGCTGCGTGGTCTGGAAGTTGGTGTTCTCGCCCTTGGTCTCCGCGTTGTCGTTGTCCAGGCCGAACTGCACCTTCTCGAACCAGTAGCCCACGTAGCTCACGGCGCCGCCGCTGACTTCCTTGGTGATGTAGCCGAAGCCCACGTACGGCGCCTCGGTGTCCGTCACGGTCAGCGTGCCGCTGGTCACGGCGTAGCCCAGCAGCGCGGTCTTCACCGTGTCGGGCAGCTTCGCCAGCTCCAGCGTGATCGTGCCGCCGGTCATGCCGTTCACGCGCTCGACGACGTGGTTGTCGGCGCTCAGCTTCGCGTTGTCGCGGGTGATCGCCACGTCCGCGCGGATCATCATGTCCGCCTGCGTGGCGCCGCTGGAATACGTCACGGCGCTGCCGGCGCCGCCGCCGGTCACCTTGGCGTACGTCAGGCCCTTCAGACCGATTCGTGCCATCTGTTTATCCCTCCAGTGTTACTTGGTGATCTCCGCGATCAGGCGGTCCTGCTCGGCGGCCATCGCCGCCAGCGCCACCGCTTCGATCTTGGATTGGTTCTTCGTGATGAATTTGTCGCCCATTTTCCGCTTGTGACTGCGCTTGCGCTTGCCGTCAGGCTTGCCCCTGCCGTAGTTGATCACGTAGGCCTTCACGGCGTTCGCCACGCCCTTGTGGTCGTAGCCCTGCGGGTAGACGGACACTTCGCCGCCGCCCACATCCTCTTTGTACTTGCCCGGGCCTACGCTCTCAAGCATCTCGCCGGTGCGCACGTGGTGCGCCTGCTGGATCTGGCGCTTGTACTCCACAATGGCGGCGTCGGCGCCGGCCATCACGATCTTCTTGATCATCGAACGGTCGCACAGCTTATTCAGCTGCAGCTCCACGTCCGTGATGCCGGATACCTTCGCGCTCGCCATCAGCCCTCAGCCTCCACTTCCAGCGGACCGTACCACCACGCCGTCCACTGCCACTCGACAGCGTCGATGTCGTAATCGTAGGCGCGCGTCGGCAGGCTGTAGCCCAGATCCAGCGCCTGCAGCGCTTCCTGCACCTTGGCGCACCAGCTGTCGTCATCGCCGTGCACGTAGATCGTGATGGTCAGCGCGTAGCACTGCAGCGCCATCACGTCGTCCGCCCACAGCGCGCCGCTCTGGCCGGTCAGCTCCACGACGCCGTAATTGTCCGGCGCCTTGTTCTGCCAGGCATCGCGTACGAACGCCAGCCCCTCGATCTGGTTCAGCCGCTCGACGGTCATGTCCACGATGTTCATCGTTCTTCGCTCCTTCGCACGGTCAGCTCAATGCCATCGTCCTCGGTCACGTAGGTGCGCACGACGTCGTATTTCAGATCGCCGTAGCGCACCAGGCGCTCTCCCTGGTATTCCTCGGCGATCGACAGCGCGAACACCAGCTCCGGCTGGATGCCGGCGTTCATCGCGCTGTAAAACTCGGTGCGCGTCACGCTCTTCACGGTGCAATACACCATGCGCTCGGTGTCCTGCACCTGCGCGTGCACGCCGTGGGCGCTCTCATCCTGCGTGATGAGATAGATCACGTCAGCCTTCAGCACTGCCGTCACCCCAGTCCGTATAGCCGGTCGCCGTCGCCAGCTGCGCCTTTTGCTCGTCGTATGCGGCCTTCAGCCGATCATAGTCCGACGGGCTCTTGAAGTGCGCGCGGCAGTAGGTTTTCACCGCCTGAATGATCAGCGGGCTCTCGACAAGGCTGCTGTCAACGCCGGCCAGCCCCAGGTCGGCCAGCGCCGCCGCGATCAGATCGTCGATCTCGTCGTCGTACGCATTGACGGTGATCGCCAGCGCCTTCTTAACTGCCTCCAGCATTTCGTGTCACTCCCATCCTTGTAAAGGCGCGGCCGTCAGGCCGCGCCGGGTCGTATCATCGCCGATCAGGTACGCGCGAAGCGCACGAACGCCGCGGTGTCGAGCAGCTCGCCGTCTGCCAGGCACGCGCCGCGGAACTGCAGGTTGGTGGTGGTGGCGGTCTCGAACGGCTTCACTTCGATGGCCTTGAAGATGTTCACCTTGTAGGCCTTCGGGTCGCCGTAGAAGATGTTTTCCTTGCTGGAAATCTTCGCCTCACTCATCAGCACGACATCGTGGCCGAACAGCTTGTACTGGAAGCCGTCGTTGATGATGTAGTCATTCAGCGCGGTCAGAGCCATGACCTCGTTGAAGAACATCTCGGGGGTCATGATCCAGATGGCGCCCTGCTGATAGTTGCCTTCCAGCGCGGCCATCACGCCCAGCAGCGCGGCCTTGGTCAGGGTCGCCGGGATGGCGGTGGCGCTGGCGGTCACGCTGGCGGAAATGCCCTTCAGCGCGTTGGTGCCGGTGCCGACCAGCGCGTCCTTGTTGATCGCATAGCGGATCTGGCCGACCAGGTTGTCCACGATCCAGTCGTGCACGGCGGCGATCGCCATGTGGTCGATGTCGGCGCCCACGGTCAGCAGCTTCACGTACTCGTTCGGGATCAGGTCGACGTAGCCGATCACGTCGCTGGATTCGGAGATGGTGCCGCCCACGGCCTGCGCGGTCGCGGCGTTGTTCGTGGTGGCCTTCGGGAACCGGACATAGTTCGGGAACTGGCTCACGTCCACGCGGCCCAGAAGCTCGGCGGGCTTGATCAGCTTGTCCCAAACGGCGTTCACGGTCATGGTCGGAATCACGGCGCCGGCGCTCGTGAGAGCGGCGCGCTCTTCCTCGTTCACTTCGCGGCCGACCAGGCGCTTGGTCCAGGCGTCGCGATATTCGATGGTCTCAATGCCAAACATGCGGGTTTCCTCCGTTTCATCGTTGTGAATGGTCTCTTTGGTTTCACCGGCGCCCTCGGCGACGGCGGCGCGAATCTCCACGCGCTTGGTCTCGGCAGCCTTGCGGCGCTCCAGTTCATCCTTGATCGCGCGGGCTTCCGCCTCCAGCGCGTCCAGGTCGGCGTCGGCGTTGTCCACCTCGGTGGCAATCGCCGCGCGGCGCTCCTCAAGCTGCTCCACGGTCATGGTCGTGTAATCCATGCCTAAAGCACCTCCGTCAGTATTCGGATCTTCTGTTTCTGCTGCTCCCTTGCCCTCTGCTCCGCTTTTGCGCTCTCCAGCGATGCGCGCGCGCTCTCCAGCGCGTCGCCCATGTTGCGGGTGTTGATCGAAGTCGCAGCGTATGCCGGGAACGTCACGGCACTCACTTCTATCACGCGGCTGATCGCTCTGATGCGCCGCGTCGGGTGCTCGCTATCCATGTCGTCCCAGCTATCCCCATCGACGGTGAACATGAACGACATTCCGGAAATGTCGCCGCGCTCGACCGCCGAATAAAGGCTCATCGCGTCCGCGTTGCGCTCCGTGTCCAGATCCACGCGGATGCCCATGCCGTCATCGTCCACCGTCATCTGCATGGTGCTGTTCTCGTTGTTGTTGCGAGAGCGCGCCATCGGGATCATGTCGGTGTTGTGGTTTACAAGGAATCGGACGTCCTTCAGATCGGTGTGATCCAGCGCGCCCGCCTCGATGATTTCGTCGTACCAGCCCAGATCCGTCCGCGAATTGAACACGATCGGCCGGCCGGTGATAAAGTGCCCGTGCTGCTCGCTCTGATCGGCGCGCAGCTCAAAGTTAAACGCCCTGATTTCCGTCTTCGGGGTCATTGTCGTCGCCTCCGTCCTTGGCTCTGTCGTCCAGGTTGTAGTACTCGCCGCGCACCGGCAGCTGGCTGCCGTACGGCTCCGGCAGCGGCGCAAGGTTCCAGATCTCCCGGATCTCGTTGCGCGTCATCAGCCCGCGGTCGGCCATCTGCGCCGACACGTTCAGCTTGTCGGCGTTGCTCATATACTGCAGCCGGTTCGCCGTCGCGAATACCTGCGTGCCCTGCGCGCGCTCCCTCGGCGTGAACAGCATCTTCGTCAGCACCTCGGAAAACTGCAGCGCGAACGGCTCGATCGCGCCCTCATAGAACGCCGTCCAGGCG